AAATTAATAAAATTGATGCTGATAATGTAGAAATCGAAAACGAAAAGAAAACAATTGAAGCTGAAATTGAAGAATTAGAAGTTGAACTTGAAGATGTTAAAGAGCGTTCAGCAAAAGCAAACCAAGATAACAAGAAAAGAGCAAAAGGAGAAGTTGAACCTATGAATCGTTTACAAGTAAGAGAGTTATTAAAAACGGGCGAATATTACAAGCGTTCAGAAGTTGTTGAGTTTTACGAGAAGTTCAAAAACCTTAGAGCGGTAACGGGCGGGGAATTAACAATTCCTGAAGTAATCGTAAATCGTATCATGGATATTTTGGGCGATTATTCAACGCTTTATCCTTTAGTAGATAAGATTCAAGTAAAAGGAACGGCAAGGGTTTTAATTGATACAGATACAACGCCCGCATCTTGGGTTGAACAAAATGCATCTTTGCCAACGGGTGACGTTGGAACGCTTGCTTATTTAGATTTTGATGGCTTCAAAGTTGGTAAAGTAACTTTTGTTGATAATTATCTTCTTCAAGATTCAGTTATTAACCTTGATGAATATGTTTCAAAGAAAATTGCAAGAGCCATTGCCCTTGCCCTTGATATTGCTATTTTAAATGGAACGGGTGCGGTTGGTAAGCAACCAACGGGAATTATTCCTTCAATTCCAGTAGGAAATCAAGTTGATGTTGCTGAAGGTTCGCCAATTGTTGAATTTGTAAAGCCTATTGGTTTAATTGATACGGGGCTTGATTCAGTTGGCGAAATTAGAGCGGTTATGAAGCGTTCAACTTATTACGCCCATTTCCTTGAAATGAGCATTAATGTAAATGCTGATGGCGAAGTTGTTGGGAAACTTCCTAATTTAACCCGCCCTGATATTCTTGGAATTCCCGTAACATTCAATAATACTATGGCAAATGATGAAGTTTTATTTGGTGACTTTGACCAATATACACTTGTTGAACGTGAAAATATTGCTATTGATAATTCTGAACACGTTCGCTTTGTTGAAGACCAAATGGCGTTTAGAGGTAAAGGGCGATTCGATGGCAAGCCAACAAAGCCTGAAGCTTTTGCTTTAGTTACAATTACGCCCGCAGTTTAATTAGGCAGCCGTTTTAAGAATAGTCTGAAAAAGGTGGACAAAGTGCAAAATAATGAAAATGAAGTTGTTCACCCAAGTCATTATAATTCAGGGGCTATTGAAACGATTGATTATATAAAAGAGATTCTAACCCCTGAAGAATTTATTGGCTTTTGCTTGGGCAATGTAATCAAGTATGTTTCAAGGTATCGTTTAAAAGGCGGGAAAAAAGATTTAGAAAAAGCCCTTGTTTATTTAGAATGGGCAATTGAATCTTTATAAACTCAAATTAAAAGGAGCGGTTAAAATGACAAACGAAAAAATGAATCAACAAAATGTACACCCTGAAGCAAAAACAATTGTAAATGGTAAAGTTGTTTCTTTACAAGAAGCGCTTGAAGCTGAAAAAGCAATGAATCAACAAGCAAAACAAACGGGCGTAACTGAAGCCCAAAATAATCATACTGAAGCCGTTCAAGCGGGCGAAGTTGCTCAAAATGCGCAAGTTCAACAAGAGCAAACTCATTCTATCAAACAAGCCAATGTTCAAAGCGGGCAAGCTGAACTTGAAAAAAATCTTAAAAGTTCAGTATCAGGCTATAACATTGAAGCGAATCAAGAACCAACAAAAGCACCAAAAGCAAAGGCGAAAAATCAAGAAGGGCAATAAATGGATACTCTTATAAACCTTTTAAAACTTGATTTAGGCATTCAGCATAATTTGCGGGATGCCTTTTTTATTCAATTAATTAAAGGAACCATTGGCGAAATTGAAAAACGAGGAATTAAACTTGATTTAAATAATGCTAGTGACCAAATGTTAATAGTGGATTATAGCGCTTGGACTTATCGCAAGCGCCAAGAAGATTTGCCCCTTGCTAACAATATTCAAACAAGATTGCGCAATAGAATCATTGAAGAAAGGATTGCAAAACAAAATGGTATCGTTTAAATCAGCGATTGGGAACCCGCAATATATTTCTTTAGATGATGTTTGCAACCTGATTCAAACCTTTTCAAGTAAGGATGATTTAGGGCAATCTATTTTGGCCGAAAAAAGTTTTATGGTTTTTTGTTCAAAGCTTTCAATAACAAGGGCTGAATTTAATTCAGCGGGTTCAGCGGGGCATAAGCCTGATATGATGCTTATTGTTGATGCTGATTCTTATGACAAAGAAAAATATCTTGAATATCAGGGCTTGAAATATAGCATTTATAAAACTTTTGGGCGAAAAGATGGCTTTATAGAATTATATTGCGAGGAAAAACAAGGTGACTAAAATACAAGGAATTACGGGCGAAATTCAAAAAGCGCTTAAAGCCTATGCAAATGATGTTGCTGAAGATATTACTATTGCAAAAGATGAAGTATCAAAAGTTTTTCAAAAAAATGTAAAAAATGATAGCCCTGAAAAAACGGGCGATTATGAAAAAGGTTGGCGCATTAAGAAATATAAAAAATCAAATATTATTTACAATAAAACAGATTATCAACTAACCCATTTATTAGAAAAAGGACATATAAAAATAAATGGCGGGCGAGTTCAACCAAGAATTCATATTCGCCCTAATGAAGAAAAAGCCGTAAAAGATTTTTTAAAGCGGGTTGAAAAGGCGGTAAAAAGATGAACTTGCAAGAACTTCATTTACTTCTTGAAGCAACGGGCTTTCCCGTTGCTTATTCGCATTTTGTTGAATCTGAAAATGAACCATTGCCAAGCCCCCCTTTTATTGCTTACTTAGCAACTTATTCTTCAAATTTATACGCTGATAACCAAGTGTATAAACAAGTTCAAAATGCGCAAATTGAACTATATACAAAGCGAAAAGATTTAGAAGCTGAAGCAATCGTTGAAGAAGCTTTAAATCAAAATGAATTGCCTTATTATACAACTGAAACTTTTATTGATTCAGAACAAATATATCAAAAAATATATGAAGTGAGGTTATTTTAAATGGCTGATAACAAAGTTGTTTTTGGTTTGCGCAATGCGCATTATGCAATTATTACTGAAGGCGAAGATGGGGCTATTACTTACGGGGCGCCCGTTCCATTAAAAGGAGCCGTTGAAATCTCATTAGACCCAAGGGGCGAAACAACTGATTTTTATGCTGATGATATTCTTTACTATACAACGGTTAGTAATCAAGGATATGAAACTTCTTTAACGGTTGCCAATATTCCGCAAGAATTTAGAACGGATGTATTAGGCGAAACGCTTGAAGGAACTGATAACGTATTAACAGAAAATACTTCAACAAAATCAAAAAAGATTGCTTTCATGTTTGAATTTGATGGCGATATTAAAGCGGTTCGCCATTGTTTATATTATTGTACAGTAACCCGCCCTTCTTTAACTTCAGCAACTAAAACTGAATCAGCAGAACCGCAAACGCAAGAATTAAGCCTAATTTCAGCGCCCCGCCCTGAAGATGGAGTTGTTAAGCGTTCAACAACGCCTGAAACGCCTGATTTAGTTTACAATGCTTGGTATAATGCCGTTTATTTACCCGCAGTAGTATAAAGAAGGATTTGATTAGATGGAAAAAACTATAACTATTGATGGCAAAGCAATAAGATTTAAAAGTAATGGGGCAACGCCATTAAGATATAAAGCCCAATTTGGGCGAGATTATTTCAAAGAGATTTTAAAAATGGCGCCCCTTGCTAACAAAAATAAAGAAGATATTGAAGCAAAAGACCTTGAAGCGCTTGACTTTGAGGTTTTTTATAATATTGCTTGGATATTGGCAAAAACGGCTGATTCATCTATTCCAGAGCCTATTGCATGGCTTGAACAATTTGATGAATTTCCAATGACTGAAGTTATTCCTGAATTACAAGATATGCTTCTTGCTTCAATCCAAACGACAAAAAAAAAGTAAATACGAGCGAATCAGTTGAACCCATAACCGTTGAAACGTTCCAAGTTATTTGCTATCAATGTAATCTTACTTTTTTAGATTTGGAAGCAATGACTATTGGAAATTGCCTTGATTACGTTGAAGAATGGATTGAAGCCCATAATCCAAAAAGGAAAAGAACAAGAAGAGCAACGCAAGCTGATTTTGATAACTTCTAAAATTGTGAGGTGAAAAAAATGGCTGAACGCATTAAAGGAATTACGGTTGAAATTGGCGGGGATACGGTAGGATTAGACAAAGCTTTACAAGGTGTAAATAAAACAAGCCGAACTTTGCAAAGCGAATTGCGAGATGTTCAGCGCCTTTTGAAATTTGACCCTAACAATGCCGAACTAATGGCGCAAAAGCAAGAACTTTTAAATAAGCAAATTGAAAACACAAACAAGAAATTAAAAGATTTAAAAGAAGCTGAAGCCCAAGTTCAAGAACAATTTGAAAAAGGCGATATTAAAGAAGAACAATATAGAGCGTTCCAACGTGAATTGCAAGATACCCAACAATTTTTACGCCATACTGAAAATGCTTTAGCTGATTTAAAAGCTGAACAAAATGAAGTTGAATCAAGTACAAAGCAATTAAATCAGCTTTTTGCAACGCAAGGTAAAACCCTTGAAGATTATGCTGATGTTCTTGGAACAAAATTAGTAAGAAGCATTCAAAATGGAACGGCTTCAAGTCGTGATTTGCAAAGGGCTTTTGATAGAGTTGGAAAAGATGCGCTTGGGGCTTCAGTTGATGTTGATGAAATTCGACAAGCTTTAAATAAATTAGATTCAGGCGAAGCTTCAATAAAAGGCGTAAGAAAAGAACTTCAAAAGCTTTCAAGTGATGCGGGCGAAGCTGAAGGCGCAATTGATAAGCTTGGAAATAAATTAGGCGGTTTAGAAGGCGCAATTGGTGGAATTGGTGCGGGGCTTGGACTTGATGCCCTTGTTGGTAAGTCGCTTGAAATGGGCGATTTAAAAGCCCAAATTGATGTATCAATGAATGTTCCTGATGAATCAAAAAAAGCGGTTTATGATGCAATTAGAACCGTTGAAGCTTATGGACTTGATGCCCAAGAAGCTTTAACGGGGGTTAGGCGCCAATTTCAATTAAATGGAGATATTTCAGATAAAGAAAATCAAAAAATTATCAAATATGCGGGCGTAATATCCAAGGCTTACAATACTATTGATTTTACTGAATTAATCCAAGAAACAAATGAAATGGCTAAAGGCATTGGAATGAGCCATGAAGAAGCGCTTGGCATGACTAAAACTTTGCTTGATATGGGCTTTCCTGAAGAACAACTTGATATTATAAGCGAATACGGGCAACAACTTTCAAGGGCGGGCTATTCGGCTGAAGAAATTCAAGGAATTTTTGCTTCAGGAATTCAAACGGGTTCTTGGAATATTGATAATTTAATGGATGGATTAAAAGAAGGAAGAATTCTATTAGCAGAATTTGGGGCTGAAGTGCCAAAAGCGGTTGCTGATAGTTTAGCGGGAACTGATATAACCGTTGACCAAGTTCAAAAATGGGGGCAAGCCATGGCTGAAGGCGGGGATAAAGGAAAGCAAGCCATGATGGATGTTGCCCTTGCCTTGTCCCAAGTTGAAAATGATACCAAGCGCAACGAACTTGGAACGAAATTTTTTGGAACCATGTGGGAAGAGCAAGGAAGTAAAATAACTGATACAATCCTTGGCGTAAAAGATAATCAAGTTGCTTTAGCTGAAGGAACAAATAATTTAGCTGAAGCAACTAAAAAAATTGATGCTTCCCCCCAAGTTCAATTGAATAATGCATTAACGGCAATGAATGAAGCATTAACGCCTTTATTTACAATGGTTGCGCAATTTGTAACGGTTGTTGCTAATTGGGCAACTCAAAACCCCGTATTGGCGGGAACGATTGTTGCAATTATAACGGTTCTTGGTATTTTAATTGGAATTGGCATGGCATTGATACCATTACTTTTAGGAATTGCTTCAGCGGGAACGGTTTTATCAGCGGTTATTGCTTTTTTAACTTCTCCTATTGGCTTAGTGATTTTGGCAATAACGGCTTTAATTGCAATTGGTTTATTGCTTTGGAAGAATTGGGGAACCATTCAAGAAAAGGCGCAAGAATTAAATAAAAAAGTCGAAACGGCTTTTAACAATATGCGAAAAGCCGTATCTGATAAAATGCAAGAAATTTGGACAAAAATAAAAGAGATTTGGGGAAAAGTCGAAGGCTTCTTTGAAGGCATTGACTTAAAGCAAATAGGTAAAGACATAATTGGCGGTTTAATTAGTGGTATTACGGCAAAAGCAACAGAATTATATAAAAAAGCAACTGAAATTGCTTCAAATATTTCTAAAAAAATTAGAAAAGCGCTTGATTCAAAAAGCCCTTCAAGGGTAACGATGGCGATTGGTGAAGATGCGGGCGAAGGTTTAAAAATTGGTATGCAAAACCAAATGAAAGCAATTGGAAATATGGCAACTAGAATGGCAAAAGTTGCGGTTCCTGAAATAGAACCAAGAACGGCAACGGCAACAACGGGCGCAACTTCAGCGGGCAATAATTTTGTTGTCAATTTAAATAGCCCTAAAGCGCTTGATGTTAGGGAAGCCAATAGAGTTTTTAATAGAACAATTAGTAAAATGTCATTGATGTGGTAGGGGGTGCAATATGTTAAAAATCAAGCAACTTCAAATTTTAGATAAAAAGAATCGAATGTTATGCATTGATGGTTATCGTATTGAAAACTTCCCCTTACAAGGGGGCGAAGAAGCTAATATTGTGAGCATAAAAAGTTGGAATCAACATGGTAACACTTATGTAAATTCTTTTATGGAATCATTTGAAGGTGAAATTGATTTTATCATTCCAACTTTTAATAAAAGAGCCGAGGGCATTCTTTGTAATAGAAAAGCAATAACTTCTATTTGTAACCCGTTAAATGGAACCGTAACTTTAAAAATTACTTTAAATACGGGCGATGTTTATTTACGAGATGTAACTTTTATTAGCGCCCCCCTTTTCCCTATTGGATTTGAAAACAGAAATAGCGGTTGGCAGAAGGTTAAATTAATTTATGAAGCCCATAATCCTTTTTGGTATTCTGAACAATCTATTCTTGAATCTTTTCAAGGGGTTACGCCTTTATTTAGTTTGCCATTTAGTATGTCAATAACTGAACCCGTTATTTTAGGTGAAATCATTCCCGCAAATATAGCGATAAATCAAGGGCAAGTTGAAGCGCCCGTTATTATTAAAATCAATGGGGCTTGTGTCAATCCATTAATTCAAAATCAAACAACGGGCGAATTTATAGGCTTTAAAAATCTTACAATGGTTGCAAATGATGAATTAATTATTGATACAACTTTTGGACAAAAAAAGGTTGAATTAAATGGGCAAAATGTTTTTAACAAGCTTGATTTTGCTTCAACTTTTTTCAATTTAATTGAAGGCGCAAATAAAATTGAATTTAGCGATGATTCAGCTTCAAATGAAGCCAAAATTCAATTCATTTATAGAAATTTATATGTAACTTTATAGAGGTGAAAACATGGCTATAAATTCTTATTTTTATGATTCAGTAAGTGGAGATAGACCCTATTCAGCTAAAGATTTTGCAAATGCTTTTAATATTGCTTGGGAAACGGGCTTTTTAATTAGAGAAACGCAAGGCGGGCGCTTTGGCTTTGATATTGGGGGAACGAATTATACAACCCTATATGAAGGTAAAGCAATCATTGAAGGGCATTTTATTGAAGTAACGGGAACGGAAGTTTTAACGGTTCCAAGTGGTACTTATTCAGGGCAAATTGTAATACGCCTTGATGTTGATAATGCAAGAAGCGCTTCTTTAGTTGTCAAAACTGATAGAACCCCCATTCAAACGCCAACTTTGTATGAATTGCCCGTATATGATGCCAACGTTGCAAATGGAATAATTACGGGCGTAATAGATAAGCGTTATCAAGGTGGAGCCATTCCAAATAATCATAGGCATAAACAAGACCATATTGATGGGCTTGAAAACATTGTTACTTTTTTTTATAGAGATAATGGCGCCTATTTACAAGTGGGCGATTATTCTATTGCCTTAACCCCCGCACAACCGCCATATAGTGCCAAACGGGTTTGGATTCAAACGGATTAAGGGGGGCTTAAATCATGGCAAATGGAGTATTAAAAAAATGCAATGGTTCAGCTTGGACAAATTCACTAGCTAAAAAATGCAATGGTTCAGCTTGGACTAATGGCGTTGTAAAACATTGCAATGGTTCGGCTTGGTTTGATAATTATCCTATGGAAGCCGAGCAAACGGCAACGTTTACGGCAACATGGAGCCAAGGCTTCAGGGGTGACGGGGTGCGCCTTGACGATGGGGTTTGGCAAGGAAATATTTTAACGGGTTCAACAACCGATTACAAAGGAATGCTTGGCTTTGATAAAAATGCAATTCAAGCTTTTCTTGGAACGGGCGATTTTGGAAATGTAGTAAAAGCCAGGATTTTAATTAACTGTTATGAAACAACGACAAATGGAAGCCCTGATATTCAAATTGGAAAGCATTCTTATGCTTCAGAGCCTTCAGGCAATTGGGATGGAAAAACCAATGCGGATTGGGGCGATTTAAAAAACTTTCATATTGATAACAATAAAACGGGCGGTTATTGGATAAGCCTGAACCCCACGCAAATAACGTTGGCTGATAAAAAAACCGCAATAGGTGGAATTACATTAAGAGGGCAAAGCGCAACCAATGAAAATCATGGGAAGTTTAACGGGGTTAGTTCTTTTGCTTCAAAACTTGAAATTACTGTACTGAAATAGGTGAAACCATGAAAGGTTTACTTCAGATAAATATTTTTGATACTGATTTAGTTTGGCGGGGCGCAATTGATGCGGTTAAAAGTTTAACTCATAGAACTTCTTGGAATGAAATTATCAATAGTGAATTAACAATAGGCAAAACCGCCCAAGGCGTTGAAGAAATGCATCTTGGGCGTATTTTAGTAATAAATAATCAACTTGATAAAGCGCTAATTATTGAAGATATGGTTACGAGCCTTGATGATGAATTTTGGAATTTTACCTTAATACCATTAAAGGGAATGTTGAATTATAGAATTTGTCACCCTAGCGATAGTGGCGGGGTTGGTGGAAATCCATGGATAGCAAAAAAACAATCTCAAATAATGGTTTGGTTAGTATCTGATAATTTAATAACACAAACTAGAGACCCTGACAGATATTTTCAAAATTCAACTAGAACAACAAATATGCTATCTATAAGACCAAATAAAACTTTTGATTTTGGCGATATAATTGATTTTTCAGTTGATTGGGATACGGGATATATGGGGGATGCGGTTGTTTCAATCTCAAAAATGTTTGGGCAAGAAGCAAATTATCCTATTGGGTGGAATATCAAAATTAAAGAGGATTATAGCGGGTTTGAATTCGATTGTAATTATGGAACCCATAAACATATAAACCAAGCAACTTTGCCCCCCGTTGTATTTAGTGAGGAATTCGGAAATATTAAAAATGCTTCTTATCAATATTCAATAAAAGAATGGCGCAATGTTTCATATATGATTTGGAAAGCTGAAGGCATTGAAACTGAAAATAATGTTCCCGTTGGTAATACTGAACATGGCGCAACAATTGGCTTTAATCGTAAAGAAATAATTATTGATTCAAGCAAAAAGACACAAAATGAAGTTATAAGCGAAGGGCGAAGCGAATTAAATAAACGCCCCCATGTTGAAAGCTTTACGGCTGAAATAATCAATAATGAAAACACGATGACAACCTATAAAAAAGATTGGGTTGTTGGTGACATAGTAACGATTCAATCAAGGCAAATATTCAAGGGTTTGCAAATTTCTTTAGATGCTATGATTACGGGAATTGAAGAAGTTTATGATGAAGGCGAATATACGATTAACGCAACTTTTGGCGAAGAAAATCTTACTTTTCTTCAGCTAATCAAGAACGCTATAAACCAAAAATAAAGGAGTTTTTGCGATGAATGATGTATTATCAAATGCGGTTTTATCAGGAACGGCAATCATTCCAATTATCGTTGCATTGGTTCAAATGTTCAAAATGACAACTTGGATACAAGATAGATTTGCGCCCTTCTTGGCCGTTGCCCTTGGAATTCTTTTAGCTTTCCTTTTTGGCGAAGATTTGGGGCATGATTGGAGCCATATTATCTTTACGGGGATTATTTACGGGTTAAGTTCAAGCGGGCTTTATAGTGGAATTAAAACGACTTCAGAAGCCATTAAAATGGATAGGATGAAAGCCCAAAAAGAGAAGCAAGACAATAGGCATAAGAAATAATTAAGTTCATAGCATATTAATAAACCATGGAAGGGGTTGATAATATGGCAAAAATATTTATTGATGCGGGGCATGGGGGCAAGGATTTTGGCGCCATGGGGAATGATTTACATGAAAAAGATGTTGTTCTTGATATTGCTTTAAAAATTAAAGAAGGCTTATCAGCTTATAAAGATGCGCAAGTTTTATTAAGTCGTGAAAAAGATGCATATCTTACACTTGATGAAAGAACCGATAAAGCGAATGCTTGGGGCGCTGATGTTTTAATTAGTATTCATGATAATAGCGCCACAGAAAAAAGCGCCAAGGGCTTTGAATCATATATTTATAGTGGAAATGTTTCTTCAGGAACGATTGCTTTTCAAAATGTTTTACATGATGAAATTATGCGAGAATTGGGCGCTGAAGTTGAAGAGCGAGGAAAAAGGCGGGCAAACTTTCATATGTTGCGGGAATCTAACATGAAAGCCGTTCTTACTGAAAATTTATTTTTATCTAATGCTTCAGATGCCAAACTTTTAAAAAGTTCAAGCTTCAGGCAAAAAATAGCCAACGGGCATATTAAAGGCATTGCAAAATTTTTAGGGCTTCAGAAAATAGAGCAACCAACAAAAGAGCCGACAAAAGAAAAATTTTATAAAGTTCAAGTTGGAGCCTATGAGGATTTAGAAAATGCTGAAGCCGTTGCAAATGATTTGCTTAAATTAGGATATAAACCGTATATAAAATATGAATAGGCTTAAAATATAATTAGGTTTGAAAATTGTTGTTTGGCATTGTGAATTCCCTTCAAAAAGAACCGCCCTAATTGGGGCGGTATTTTTTATTTAATCAAGTTTATTATCAATATTCCCTTGGTTGAAGCCCTTGCTTGCTTCTTCAAATAGATTTTTCTTTATATCAGGAATGGCTTCTTCATATGCTTGTTTTTCGTTTATTGCTTTTAAAATTTGTTCAATAGCCTTATCAAAATAGATTTTCTTGATTGGTTCATATTCAGGCTTAACTTCAACTGAAATTCCCCCCGTTGGTTCTAAAACAATTGTTTTACAAGCTTCAACTGAAGATATTCCTTTTGCCCTAATGGATGCTTCTATTTGGTCAACGGTTATATTATTTTTTGATAACTCATTAATTTGATATTGATTATCTTGATATATAACAGATGGAAAGCTTACAAACATTCGTTCAAATGCATTGGTTTTTACGCTTAACTTTTCAAGAATCATAACAAAAACAACAATTGTTGCAACAACAATAAGAGCAATAATAATTCTATGCGGTTTAGTTATGAGCGCCCCCAATGTACTTGAAAGAACAAAAACAGATAAAACATTTACTAAAGTTAGTTGCGAAATACTTTTCTTGCCTATAATTTTTATTGCAATTACGCCTATGATTAAAATAAAAAAGATGCTCAAAATCTGAATTATAATTTCTTCTTTTGAATGCGCTTTGAAATCTTGCCAATAAGTATTGAAGATATTATTCCACAAAATAAAGCCCCCTTGATAAATTTGGCATAGATAAATTGATGCTATTCGCCCAACAATATCATTACATAGTTGCGCTATTTAATGGGCTTAAAAACCGAACCTAGAATGCATTCTAGCAAGCCTAGTATTTGCTTTTAGATACAAAAATAATGCTTCTATTCCGCAACCTATTCAATGGCTACAATTGAATAAAAAAGGCTATTTGTCAAAACCTATATTTAGTGATTTGCATCTATGTAATTTCAACCCATGCTAGAACCTCCGAAAAGGGAACCCATTAAAATGGGTTCCTTTTTTGTTTTTTGCACAAAATAAAGGCGAATCAAAAATTAAAGGAGGAATTACAAGATGTTCAAAAGAATATTGATTTGCACCCTTCTTGTTGGTGCTTTATTGCCTTCAGGAGCCTTTGCCCAAGGAACTGATACTTATATTGTTAAACCTGATGATACGCTTTGGAAAATAGCCGTAAAATATCAAATAGGCGTAAAAGAAATCATTCAAGCAAATAGCCAAATTCCAAACCCTGATTTAATTTATCCTAATCAAAAAATCAATATTCCTAATATAGACCAAACAAAAGGCGTTGAAACGGCAGTTTTAAGCCTTGTAAATCAGCAACGACAAAATCAAGGCTTGAAGCCCCTTCAAATGGATTGGGAACTTCAACGGGTTGCAAGGGTTAAAGCTTGCGACATGGCGCAACGAGGATATTTTTCACATAATAGCCCTACTTATGGAAGCCCATTCGATATGATGAAACAATACGGAATTAATTATAGAAGTGCGGGCGAAAACATAGCCCAAGGGCAAAGAACGCCCCAAGAAGTTATGAATTCTTGGATGAATTCCCAAGGGCATAGAGAAAATATTTTAAAGCCTGATTATACTCATTTAGGCGTTGGATATTGCGCAAGCGGAAATCATTGGGTTCAAATGTTTATAAGCAAGTAAAAGCTGAAGGCGTTCTTTTGAGCGCCTTTTTTTTTATTTTGCTTTTTTATAAACTTTTTTAAAATAACTATATACTTTTGTTCATAGTGGTGATATAATAATATTTGTAAGTTAGTAAATGACTTACAAGCCCCAACAAGGGCTTGACAATGC